CAGAAGAACCAATGCCATCAGTTGGTCGTGCAAAGCGATAAACATGCGTTTGTTTGAGTTCAGTGATGCTGATCCATTAAGAGTTAAGTTGGTTGCGGTAGCGAACCAACTTAAATCCATTAATGAGCCAATGACCACTGACGAGTTTCTAACAATATTAAACAAAAACGGAATCAGCTTAGACAAAGCTGATTTGTTTGACATGGTTAAAAAAGAACCCCTAAGTAATATCATTGCTGACATTAGTGATGATACCGTTACATTCAAGGGTCAAGAAGGTGATGTAGATACAGCAGTAGATCAATCACAAGATGAAAATGAAAAGATACGCCAAGGCATGGCGCAGAAGCAGATACAGTGATTAACTTTACTGACACATCTAAAAACAAAATAAAAAAATTACTAGAGAAACGCGGCGGGGTAGGTATTCGCATTGGTGTGAAAACTACCGGCTGTAGTGGGTTGGCATATGTATTAGAATATGTTGATGAATACGTACATGACACATCATTGATAAACTATGCGCAACCAGAATTTGTTGTGCTAGTAGATTTAAAACACGATGTATACTTACAAAACATGACAGTTGATTATGTACGCAATGGGTTGAATGAGGGTTTTGAATTCAAGAACCCAAACGAACGTGACCGTTGTGGTTGTGGCGAAAGTTTCCGAATCTAGTTGACAACGGTACTATAATCAACTATAATTGACTATAATGTACAATCCAAACAAATATAACTATGTACCCATGAGCAGGGTAGAAATCGATGGCAAGCGTAGATACGCAACACCCGATGGTGAGAAGCTCCCAAGCGTTACTACAATACTAGACGCAACTAAATCAGAAGAATCTAAACAAGCATTACAAAACTGGCGTAAGCGGGTCGGTGTACAAAAAGCACAAGAGATTACTACTGAGGCTGCTGGTCGTGGAACACGTATGCACAAGTGGCTTGAGAACTATATAAAGACTGGTGCTACTGGAGAACCCGGGTCTAATCCATACAGTATTCAGAGTCATCAAATGGCTCAGTCTATCATTACGCAAGGACTTGTCAAGTGCAATGAATATTGGGGAACAGAAGTCCCGTTATACTTCCCAAAGATTTATGCAGGTACTACTGACTTATGTGGCATACATGATGGAGCTGAAGCTATCATGGATCATAAGCAGACAAACAAGCCTAAAAAACGTGAATGGATCGATGATTACTTTGTCCAACTAACTGCTTATGCTAATGCTCATAACGAAGTTCATGGCACAAAGATACGTAAGGGTGTGATTTTTATGTGTTCTGCTGATAATCTTTATCAGGAATTCATAGTAGAAGGTTCTGAGTTTGACAAATATACTGATATATGGTTTAAGCGTGTAGAACAGTACTATATGCAGTTCCTGTAGTACAAGATAAATAGTATAATCACATAAAGATTATACTATGGCAATTGTACAAATTTCTAAAATCCAACATAGAACTGGCGAAAACACAGATTTGCCACAACTTGATATTGGTGAGATCGGTTTCTCAACTGATACTCGACAAGTTTATATTGGTAATGATCCTGTAAAAGTTCAAATTCCTGAGGGTAGCTTCACTACTCAAACTGAAATACTGTCTGAAGTATCTTTAATCAATAGCAGAGTTCCAGACGGTCCTTCGAATACAAAAATATTTGCACCCCTAGCTGGAGCAGGAAACACCGTATTCAACATACAAAACATTCGTACTGGTCAGCTTATTGTAGGAGATGGTAACGGTGTTGCAGCCTACACGCTTGTCAATTGGACTGGCAATCGTTTAGGCAATGGCGGAGACTACCCAACCAACAAACTTAAATTAGGTGGTGTTGGTAATTTAATAATCACCGGTGGGTCAGGCGGTCAAGTATTAACTACTGATGGATCAAATAATTTAAGTTGGACTACTATAGCTGCCGGTGGTAGCGTAGCATCAATATCAACTGGCACAACTGGTAAATTTTTAACCAATGATGGAACCAATACTAGTTGGTCCAACGTATTTGCTGATTCTAATTTTGCAACTACAGTGAAGTCTACTATAAGCGTTACTGACAGTGGTGGAGATGGCAACTTATCCTACGCTAATGGTGTAATTACATATAATGGACCCAATGCTACGGAAGTTAGAGCACATTTTAGTGCAGGTACAGGTATTACTTACGCAGCCAATGGTCAAATAAGTATTGGTCAAAGCGTAGCAAACACAGCTAACGTAGAATTTGATGGCATCACTGGTTCTAATTTAACATTACTTTCAACTTCAGCTAACGCAGTTTTGTATACTTCTACAACAGGCAATGTAGTTTCATCTGAAAGTGATTTTACTTATAATTCAACTACTAATACACTAAATGTAGGGGTACTAGTTACTACCGGTGCAATTGAAGTTGGTACATTATTTAAGTCAGCTATTACTACACAAACTAGTACTAGTACTGGTACCCCAGGACAAATTTGTTGGGACGCTGACTACATCTATGTTTGTACCTCTACGAACGTATGGAAACGTGTTGCATTATCTACGTTCTAAGATAAATACATTGTTCATTTAACTTATGCTGTATGTCCACAGCGTAGGCCCTAGAACGGTCATTACATAAAGGAAAAACAAATGGCACGCAGTTTAAATCAAAAATATTTCGGTAACCGTAACATCGGTACTACAGGAGCCGGCGATGATAATATCGGTGGGCAAGGTGTAGCTAGTATTACACTTGGTGGTGTAAACAATAGTACAGGTTACGCTCTTAACGATCCAATCAATATTGGTGCTCCTAATTTACCAGGTGGTGTACAAGCTACTGCTAGAGTTTCTGCACTTGGTGCAAGCAACAGCATTACAGCGATTGAAGTTACTCAAAAAGGTTCTGGTTATACATCAGCTCCTGCTGTTACGGAAAGCGTTGGCGGTGTGCAAGGTACATTAACATTTACCGCAGTTCTAACAACAGACAGTGGTGCAGTAGGTTCTTCAACCAATCAAGAAAATGCTATCACACTTTTTGCAAAAACTACAACAGGTGGGACAAGTCAGCGGGCAGATATCATTCGTCAAGTTGGTGCTCGCCGTTTCAAAGTTAGAACAGCGGACGGTACAGCTATTTGCAAATTAAAAGATAGTGCAGTATCAGCACAAGGGGAAATGACTATCACTGCTACAGACACTACTAATGGCACATATTTTGTTACTAAGATCAGTGCTCACAAAGTTACAGTGACACAGGGCAACGGTACTGCATTTGCTACAGGTGCATCTGTGCCATGGACATTTGTAAGTCCTGCTCCATCAGGATATGTAACTATTCCTAACGCTTAATATTTTTAAGCATCAACAAAAAAGCCGCATTAAGCGGCTTTTTTTATGAGTTTCTTTAACTTTTCTTGCACAACATCAAAGTTCACAGTATTAAATAAACCTGGATGCATTGGCTTGGGATAGTGCTCATAGTCAGTCCACGCATAACCACAATGTTCTTCATTGAGTACGGGAACAAACTCATTGTCAACCTTACAAAAGAAAGTATGGTATGTGAATGTATTGTTTATGAATTTTTGAATAGGAACAAGTTTAGCATTTTTAGGGAAGAACGATACTTCTTCTATGCATTCTCTTTCAACACCTTCAAAAAGTGTTTCGTTACTTTCTATCTTGCCGCCGGGTATTCCCCAGTTGCCCGGGTTTTTATTATCGTTACGTAGTAAGTACAAGAATCTTTTTGTATCACTTGCGTAGAAAAAGATACCGGCTGCTATATTGTCTTTCATACTATGATTTATCACAGTATTAGATGACGATAGAATAATCCCCTTGATCGTACCAACCTTCGTATGATTTCACCCACATGCTATCTGAATATCTATATTGAATTTGAGTAGTTAAGTTAGTAACATATTGTACATCAGTGGTTGTACTATCAAAACTAACACTCCATAAACCTGTGGTACTATTATATTGAATAATATCATTGGCTTTAGCACTTACTATCCCCCAAGCCTCTGATGACTCGGGTGTATCTTCTACAATCAAATAACGTTGTCCATTGATAGCAACTGGCAAACCATGACCTGGACCCTTAGTTTGTGGATTGATAACACTGGTTACAGGAGTTAATGTATTTTGTGGCAAGGTGTCAGTGTCAATTTCAAATATCAATAATCTATCGTCAATTGGATTGAATGTAATAGTACCTGCAATCTCTGTGTCCATATATGGATTCTGCAACCAGATCTGGCTTATACCTGGTTTTATTGTGCCATACATTCCCAACACAGGTGTCCAGTAAACTTCCGTATCCGGGTTTACAGGTACATCAGTTGAATTATTACCGGGCGTAAAGATTTGAGTTGAGGGTAATATCTGTAGTGAATTACCAATCAATAACAATTTATAACCATACGGAGTAATCTTCTGCCTAGTACCTAGCAGTAACTGGTCATCTTGCATGTCAGTTAGTGCATTACCTTGGAATATACTTGCAATAATTTTGTGAATGATTCCCAATTTTCTAATTTTTGCAGGGCCACTAATCCAGATAGGCATGTAGAATTTCCAACTCATAATGTCAATTGGGTTGCCACTACCTTGAGGTATAGTTCTACTGCTAAACGTAAGACCATCCTGGTATACTACACTCAAGCTACCCCAATCAATAAAGTTGTCAGTGGACTGAATTTCTAATGATGGATTAAACAATACACCTATTTGTTCTAATAGTTCTAGTTTTTGTTGATAATTAGTAGTCCAAAAGTCTACAGTCATACGCAAGGTGTATGGTACAGGCATGACACGTTCAACTGTAAATGCTTGTGCTTGAGAGGGCTCATATTGTTGAGTATCAGTATTAAACGTTCGTTGGCGTACTGACAATTTATCAACAAAGTATGGATCTTGAGTTCGTCTTTGGTCATACTCAAAACCACTAACATAATATGAAATTAGCGGAGCACTAGGTAAACTATTAGGACTATTGTTAGCTATTTGAGCTTGTGCCATACGGCTACTATCACCATATTGAATAGGAACTCGCAGTAAGATATCATTTCCTGCAGGGTCTTTACCCTTTGTAACTTGCCAGTCACTAAAGATTCTAGCAAACTGTAATAGGAATCTTCTAATCTGATTGTCATAAAAAAACTGTGCCATTATGTTCCTTAATCCACTTGGATTTTAAATATCTGTGATAGTGATTGTTTCTCAGGGATAGTCGTTCCGTTAGTCAATACGGTTACATTACTATTGTTAATGAATGAAGCTCTTTGAGACTTATCATTGGCTCCCAATGCAGTCCCGGTTCTTACATTATCACTAATCTTTATCCATAGGCTACTATCCCAACGGAATAATTGTTGCGGTAAGTAATCTGTGCGTAAGAAGTAATCTCCTACTTTAGGATTTGACGGGAAAGTGATACCACTACCAGTAGGCAATCCATTTGGTGCTTCTGCTGTACCCACTAAGTAACCATTCGTATAACCAAAGCCACGAGGACTAGACTTGGCAACAAAATTATATCTAGGATCAGTATCCGCACGATAGTTCATTATGTTGGGGATAATCGTTCCTGTGAAATTTGGACTAGTTGGATCTTGAGTAGCATCACTGTACGTATTATCACCTGTACCATATGGTCCATCAACAGCACCTAAGGCTTTTGCAGTTAATACAAGTTGTCCACTTACAGCACCAGAACCAGTGTCAGTTCTATCAGGTTTAATCTCTGCGACTTTCAAACTCATCTGAATAAATTCAGTTAGTTTAGATTGATCCATATCAGCGGTCATGTCCCAAATACTTTGCAATGCGGCAGCACTAATTCTAATTACTGGTGCGGCATGTTTGTAACCGGGTGATGTTATTTCTGCTAAGTTACCAGTAGGTAGTTTAGGAGTTCCCTTTAGATAAACAATACTTACTGGTGGAAGAGGAATAGATTGTTCATCTAGTGGTGCAATATACAATTGAGTACGGTCGTAACCAGATGAAGGTAATTGTCTAGCCGCTTCTGCATTTGCGGCATTATTAATTGCAATGTTGGTATTGTATCTACCGAGTATATCTTTTAAATTATCAGCCGTATCAAGTTGCCAATAAGTTGTATTAGTACATGGTATACCTACAGGAGTATCTATTTTAGTAAGATAATTTTTATCACCAAAACTAACAGTATATCCAGCGGGGTATACAGTTGCCGTACTCCAATCACCCAAGTAATTATCTTTGTTCGTGGGTTGGTCAAGAATATTACTAAACTCTTGACTATCAACTAATGGCTCACATTTGATACGCCATAAATGAGAGTACCAAGTATTACTGAATCCTTCACTAGCAACGTCTCCGTCCGTTACCTGATAATATCTACGTAAAGCCGCTGGGATTATCTCATTTAATGGATGATAATCAGTTAGATGGGGTAATTCAATTACATCACCGACCATTAATTTACGACCGATTAAATCAATCATTTCATTATAATGAACAGTAATAAAGATAACGTCATTATTTAAAAATAAGCCAAATTGTGATAAATCAAAATCTACGTTTTGTATATTATAATGACCGCGTAATCTATATATATTAGGTTCGTATTTACGGTCTCTATTTTCTAAAAATAACAAATCCTGAATCTTTGTAGGATCTGCACTATTATGTTGTGGCTGTGTTAAATCAATACTCGGACCTTGGTCTTTGATTCCCGAATATTTATGAATATATAAATCAGTACCACCAACAGTAAATTGTTCTTTGATAATTTTATCAAAAAACTTATAATCATTGGATTTTTCGGAACGATAGAGGCTTAGTCTTGGCATAGTACTCTTATTTATCGTTTTTCAGAGGTTGACATTAAATGGTTTCGGGTGTATAATAGAATCTTAAACAGTCGAAAGGTGCTTAAAATGATCGAATTAGAACGTGAATATAAGTCTGCTGGCAAGTTTGCTTGGTTCGCTGAACGTGATGCACGTTTGCGTAGTGCAGTAAATAGTTCTCTTTTTACTGACAAGCAAAAGCTACGTGCTGAACAAGTCAAGTTGGGCCTCGAATTAGTGTATAGTGCTGAGAAAATATACATTGAGTTCCGCAAGAAATTCATTAGTATCAAAGTAAACAAGCCCAATGTGCGGGATCGTAGGGAACTTGCAATGCTTGAACTTTGCTATGCAACTGAGGGATTTGAAAAGTGTAAGACTGCACAGGGCATTACTTATCGAATTTTGCGAGTGCCCAAAGTCTAAATAACAATTGACTTTAATGTCAACCTGTGATATCATATTAAGTACGTAAACAAGGAACAAGCATGGCTATTAAAAAACCCAAACAAACTGAAGACAATTTTGTCAAAGCACTGAACCCACGTGATGCTGATACAAAGCATATGGGTGAAGAGCCTTTCTTTCCATTGCAACCCGATTCAGATCGCAGGTTCTCAACATTGGCTAGGTCATTTACTTGGTATCATCGTTTCTACGGCAAAAAAGATGCTAAAGAACTTTTGTGCCAGTACTTGGATTACAATAACAGAACCGATGAAGCCAAAAAGCTACGCAAGGTACATGAAAGCGAATTTTTGTCTACGCTATGTTGGTTGGCACGTATGACAATGCGTGGACTTGAACTCAATGAAAAAGAAAACGCAACCTTGCAAAACGAAATTGCTAGGATAGTGAAGTGTCTTGAAGTGCCGGAAACAAAAGAAAGTGCTACCGGCGGAAGTAAAGAAGAAGTTATTGCCGCACGTCCTAACATTCAGGATATTCTCAAAGATAAAGCAAAAGAGGCGGCTGGTGAACTTGAAGGATTGTTTGATGAATTCATTCTAGGTGGAACAAAGCCAAATAGTAAACTTAAGCCAATGGATGAGGTTGCTAAACGTAATGTGATGCCACAACATATTAGTTTGATAGTAGATGTTTGGAAACGTAAACAAGCTGAGTTTGAACTAGTGCAAGAAGGTAACGATAGTCAAATTATTCAAGGCTATTCACACTTGTCAAAAATTCAGATTCGTAATATTCTTAAATTCATTGAACAGTCACTTACTGACCTAAACAGTTATATCAGTGTTAAGAAAGCCGCTAAAGCACCACGTGCCCGCAAAGCTGTTCCGGTAGAGAAGATTGTAGCAAAACTAAAGTACTTGAGAACATTTAAGGATACTGCTAGCAAACTAGACTTGATTAGTATTCATCCTACAAAATTGCATGGTTCAAGCGAAGCCTGGGTTTATGATACTGCAAAACGCAAACTGCATCACTACATTGCTGACGATTATAGCAAGACCTTTACGGTAAAGGGTAGTACACTACTTGGCTTTGATACAAATAAGAGTGAAATTAAAACTTTACGTAAGCCATGTGAACAACTTGCAGGAGTTACTGGTAGTAAGCCGGCAGCACGTAAATTCTTTAATGATATTAAAGCTGTTGCAACAACACCAAATGGACGTTTTAACGAACACATGATTATTTTGAAAGCGTGGTAATATGAGTGACATAGAAATTAGAATGAGCGAATTAATGGTCTTGATAGATAAATCATTATTGTTAACTGATAATGATAATGATAGGCTTATGCTAGCTTGTGCAATGATGCAACGAACTAATGAGATTTTTAGAGAAACACTAGGGGAAGAAGGTAGTAAACTAATGTATAAGGATTATGTATGAATATTGACTTGAACAAATATAAAGATTTTGTAGAAGCGGTTACAAGCCGGCCCAGTAATAACCTGACTGATTTTATCAATCGATTAGATCGTCTTGATGGTAACATGCTTGAAGATGGAACACATGGTCCTGATATCAACGTGCCACTATTGATTACCGCATGTCTAGGACTTGCCGCAGAAGCCGGTGAGTTTATCGAAGTGCCCAAAAAGATCATTTTTCAAGGTAAACCTTTGACAAAAGATGAACTCTTTCACATGAAACGTGAACTAGGTGATGTAATGTGGTATTGGATTAATGCATGTCGAGCTTTGAATCTTGATCCAAATGATGTGATTGATGAAAATGTACGCAAGTTAGAGTCACGTTATCCCGGTGGTTCGTTTGATGCACATTACTCAGAGCATCGCAAAGACGGCGATATTTGATTGAACCGTTTCCCCAGATAAATACAGTATCTGGGGAACACCATGGCAATTCAACAATCAGCAACATTAGACCAATTAAAAGAAGAATTATTTAAAAATCTTCGCCTACGTATGGGTGAAGGCATTGTCGATGTAGAATTAGATCCTGAGCATTACGAAGCCGCATACAAATATGCTGTTCAAGTTTATCGCCAAAGAGCGCAAAATGCAACAGAAGAAGCCTACACATTGATGACACTACATGCCCATCAAACCGACTACACACTTCCTAGAGAATTTATTAACGTTCGTCAAGTATTTCGCAGAACAGTTGGCCTAGAAACAGGGCCCGCCGCAAGTTCATTTGATCCTTTCTCCAGTGCTATTCTTAACACGTATCTATTGAATTACAACTACGCAGGTGGTTTAGCAATGTATGACATGTATGCCGGGTATATTGAATTAGCCGCACGTATGTTTGGTGGATATGTCATATACACTTTCAACAACGTAACTAAAGAAATCAAACTAGTTCGTAACATCAAGGGTGATGGAGAACAGATATTAATTTGGGCTGATATTCAAAAACCTGAGTCAACACTATTACAAGATCCGGGTTCAGGTGTATGGATTGGTGATTGGACATTAAGTGTACTGAAAGCTACGCTAGGTGAAGCACGTGAGAAATTTGGATCGATTGTAGGACCGGGCGGTGGAACTACATTAAATGGTGCGGCATTGAAAGCTGAAAGTGCCAAAATGCAAGAAACTTTAATAGAAGATTTAAAACGCTATGTGGATTACAGTCAACCCCTAACATGGGTACAAGGTTAACCTAAACATTGACTTTTGACACACTCCTGTAGTATACTATGTGCTACAGGAGTTTTTCTTTATGATTATAGGTGTAACAGGTTTCATTGGTAGCGGCAAAGATACTGTCGCTAATTATCTCACTACATTCCACGGGTTTAAGAAGTTAAGTTTTGCTGGGTCATTAAAAGATGCTGTAGCAAATGTATTTGGTTGGGATAGAGAAATGTTAGAAGGTACTACAAAGTCTAGCCGAGAGTGGCGAGAAAATGTAGATACTTGGTGGGCAGAACGATTGAGTATTCCACATCTTACTCCTAGGTGGGTATTGCAATACTGGGGCACAGAAGTATGTCGCAATGGCTTTCACAATGATATCTGGGTGGCAAGCATTCAAAACAAGTTAAGACAAGCAAAGGATGATATAGTAATTACTGATTGTCGTTTTGCCAATGAAGTACTTGCAATTAAGGATGTAGGTGGGACAACAGTTAGAGTTGAGCGTGGCCCTCGTCCCGAATGGTATGATATAGCTAAAGCATTTAATGCTGGTACAGAGAACAAGGATGCACTGGACAAGTTTAACATACATGCTAGTGAGTATTCTAGCGTTGGGTTAGAATACGATCATTGGTTAGACAACAATAAGACAATTGATGACTTGCACAATCAAGTTGAAAAATTAATCAACTTCTAAGTCACCTCTTCGCCAAGTAACTTCTTTTTTCTTTACTACTTCTACGCAGTTTAAGCAGATTGTCCTAAGGTTAGTAAAGTCAGCGTTTTCTAATTTACCGTCTATGTGAAACACTGTTGTTTGCGTAGAGAAAATACTTTTAAACCCACATATATCACATGTGGGTTTTTTCTTATAGCCCGCAGTTTTCCATGTAGGTGTTCTTACCGACAGCTTGTTTTTCTTTCTACCACACTCATCACACATCTTTCTATAGTGTGTTACTCCTGCACGAATGTAGTTTATAGCGCATGTGTTCTTATTACATGTATTGCATATAGGTCTCATCATCTATTTATCTTAAAACACCTTCGAAGGCACGGTTATTGGGGCTTTTTATGGCATTACTACTAAATATAAACAGATAAGGTAATCCTTACATCAAGTATAACATAAAGGAAATTTAACATGGCACTAGTATCTCCAGGCGTAGAAGTAACAGTTATTGACCAAAGTCAATATTTACCGTCTGCCTCAAGCTCAGTCCCGTTGATTGTTTTGGCTACTGCACAAAGTAAAGCAAATGCAGCCGGTACAGCAATTGCGGCAGCAACAACAAAATCTACAGCTAACAAGTTGTATCAAGTAACAAGTCAGCGTGACTTAGTTACATTATATGGCAACCCGTTCTTCTACAAGACAACTAACGGCACACCTATTCATGGTTATGAATTAAATGAATACGGTCTATTGGCCGCGTACTCGTTATTGGCTTCTACGAATCGTGCTTATATTTTACGTGCAGACATTGATTTAGCTGACTTTGTTGGTTCAATTTCTCGTCCTTCAGGTGAACCAGAAAACAATACATATTGGTTAGATACTACCAATACATCATGGGGAATTTATGAATTCAGTGCAGAGACCGGTGAATTCACTAATAAAATACCTTTTGTATTGAATGATAATACAGATGTTTCTAATGGAAAACCAAAAGATATTATTGGTAACATAGGTGACTACGCAGTTCTTGCTTACCCACAAGATTTAACTACATCTTCATATTTCTTTAAAACACGTTTCAATACATGGGCTGCGGTAGGTAGTAGAGAATGGTTACAGGCAATTCCTACTATCACTGGTACAGTTTCTGATCCCACTCTAGTTGCTGGTAATACTTTTACTATCACTATACCTCATGAGGTCAACGATACATCAGGATCTATAATATCTAAAGGAACAATTACAGTTACTGTACCAGTTTCCCCTAACAACACAGCGGCTGGAGTGGCAACTGCTATTAACAATTGTAATGCTCAATATGTTCAGGCTTCTGTAATTTCCGGAAAATTATCAATAGCATATACTGCACCCGCAACAAATGAAGTTAAGAACCCTAGTATTAATATTTCTGGTGGTAGCGGCACAGTGTTAATTGATTTAGGAATTACTGCTAAAACTTATTACCCGCCGGCATTTGCAGTTAATACCAGTGCTAGAATGCCATTATGGACCACGAGTCAACTTCAACCACGCCCTACTGGTTCTGTATGGTTAAAAACTTCTACTGCAGGTAATGGTTTAAATATTAATTTATCAAGATACAATATTACAACGGGATCTTACACTGGCGTAAACGTACTAGCTTACCGCGGCGATGAGTCTGCAACCGCTGGTTTAGATAGCTCAGGTGGAGCCGCAATTCCTAAAGATACTATTTTTGCACAAACACCAGAGTTGTTTGATACATCACAATCAATTGTTTTATGGAAAAGACTAGCCACAGGACCTACAGTAGTAACAGGCATAGTTGCGTCACCTACTATTACTTCAGGTAATCAACTTTATGTGATAATTTCTATACCAGGGGTTGGTCCATCTGGTTGGGATCCACTGACTTCATCTACATATGCTTTTACCAATACTGGTACAACGTTAGATTCATTTATTGTTGATTGGCAAGCGGCACGTATTCCTTATACTACTATCGCAAAAACTTCAGCAAATACAATTCAAATCTCCCATACATTGGGAGGCCAAATTACTATTAATACTAGAAATTCATCTACTGGGGTTGAATCTTCAATCTTAACTGATTTGGGAATTGTTGCTGGTACAACTACTGGTGTCAAGCTAACTGGTTACTGGCCATTTTTTAACAGCAGTGCCAATGCTACTAGCACTAGTGGAGGCGGATCTGCTGCCGAATTCGGTATTACTGCAACAAATTTTGCATACGTAGTTAACGGAGTTCAGACCGGTGGATCCGGATACGCAATAGGTGATGAGGTGACAATATCGGGTGACCAGTTAGCCGGAACTAGCCCGTCCAATGACTTAAAATTAACTGTGACTGCTATTAATAGTGGGGCAATTACTGAGGTCGTAATTAAATCTGGTGTACCAAAAAATTACAAGGTTGCACAACTTTCAAATTGGGTCCCATTAGATTACACTGCTAACGAGGGTGCACCAGTTGTAATGCCAGCAGATGGCAAACATTGGTTCTACAGCACGCCTACTCAAGTTGACATTATGGTTAAAAAGGGTACGCAATGGTTAGGTTACAGAAATGTTGCATTTGATGCATCAGGTCATCCAGCTGGTTCAAACAGTGGTGCTGGACAAACTAACACAACTGGTCCTATCATTTCACCAACAATGCCTAGCGCAACAACAGGCCAAGATGATGGCACGCCTTTAGTATATGGTGACTTGTGGATTGACTCTGGTGATTTAGAAAACTATCCAATGATTTATCGTTGGAAAGAAGTTAGAGGAGTACCACAGTGGGTACTAATTGACAAGACTGACCAAATTAGTGAAGATGGTGTTATATTCGAAGATGCTCGTTGGGCAAGCACTGGCTCAGTAGATCCAGTACAAGACCCCGTACCAACAATCTCTAGTTTACTAACTAGTAATCACTTAGATTTAGATGCACCTAATCCAGCATTGTATCCACAAGGTATGTTGTTATTCAACACACGCCGTTCGGGATACAATGTAAAAAGATTTGTAAAAGAACGCTTTACTGGTAAAGACTTCCCTAACGCAGGCGCATATGATCCTAGTAACACTTCATCTAATCTTAACTTACCTTTAGTAAGTCATGCATGGGTAAGTGCTAGTGGATTGAAGGCAGATGGTTCAGCTTACATGGGTCGTAAAGCACAACGTGCTATGGTGGTGGCAGCATTGAAATCAGCAATTGGTACTAATCAAACAATTCGTGAAGAAGACAATTTCTTTAATTTGATCGCTACTCCTGGTTATCCAGAACTAATGGCTGACATGGTTGCGCTAAACAATGACCGTCATAACACAGGTTATGTTGTAGGTGACACTCCGTTGCGTTTAGCTGACCAAGCTACCGCATTGACAAATTGGGCAACTAATGCCGCATTTGCAACGTCCAGCGGTGAAGATGGTATGGTAACACGTGATAGTTATATGGGTGTATTCTATCCAAGCGGTATTACATCAGATTTATCTGGTTCTCCTGCTGTTGTTCCGGCAAGTCACTTGATGTTACGTGCATTATTACGTAATGATACTATTGCTTATCCTTGGTTAGCTCCAGCTGGTGTACGCCGTGGTAATATTGACAATGCTACAAACATTGGTTACTTAGACTCAGTTACTGGTGAATTCCAAGTAATTAAGAATCGTATGAGCATCCGTGACGTTCTTTATACTAACCAGATCAACCCGATCGCATTCTTCACTGGTGTTGGATTGTTGAACTATGGTAATAAGAATTCACAAGACACACAAAGTGCTATGGATCGTATTAACGTTGCTCGTTTAGTAGCGTATATTCGTGAACGTTTGCAAGTTGCGGCTCGTCCCTTCATATTTGAACCAAATGATGCATTAACTCGTCAACAAATTGCAGGTGTGGTACAATCATTGTTTATTGACCTAGTCGCTAAACGTGGTTTGTATGACTACTTGGTAGTATGTGATACTACTAACAATACTCCTTCACGTATTGATAGAAACGAATTGTGGATTGATATCGCTATTGAACCTGTTAAGGCAGCGGAATTTATCTACATACCAGTTCGTTTATTGAACACTGGGGCATTGGGCCAAGGCTAAAATATAACCCCCGGAAACGGGGAGTTATTTAAGATAAATAATTATATAGGAGATACAAAATGGCAATAGCCTCACAATCATTGTTCAACATGACAGTCGGAGCAGACAACACACCTAGTTCGCAAGGTTTGTTAATGCCGAAACTACAATATCGTTTCAGAGCATTATTCATTAACTTTGGTACAGGTGGTTCTACACAAGAACTTACTAAACAAGTTATGGACATTCAACGTCCAAGTGTTAGTTTTGACGAAGTAGCATTAGATATTTACAACAGTAAAATTTATTTAGCTGGTAAACATACTTGGGCAGAAACACAAATTAACTTGCGTGATGATGCAGGTGGCAACGTTACTAAATTAGTTGGTCAACAGTTACAGAAACAATTTGACTTTGTTGAACAAGCATCAGCCGCAGCCGGTGGAGATTATAAATTTCAACTTAGCTATGAATTATTAGATGGTGGAAATGGTACATTGGTCCCTAATGTTTTAGAAACATGGGAATTATATGGATGTTTCATTAAGTCAGCTAACTATAACAACCTGGACTATAAGAGCAACGAACCTGTAACAATTCAGTTGTCAGTTCGCTTTGATAACGCAGTTCAGTCTCCACTAACTAGTGGTCTTGGTACTTCTGTTGGTCGTGCGTTTGGATCTACTTCGGTTACTGGTATCGGCTAATCAAAATGGCTGACGTTATCAAGTCTTTATTGACTGATGTAGCTAAAGGATTCTTCGGAAATGATTACTTGCGTGACTACACTCACGCAAGTAAAACCTTTAGGCCTAATAATTATGCTTATGCTCCCAAGTTTAAGCATTTATTCCATGTGTACTTTGATATAAACACTGACCAGATACCTGCATCAAAATCTTGGCCAACATTAGCGGAAGATAAAAACTTTGGTTTAGCAGTTAAATCAGTTAAATTACCTAGCTATAGTTTCGACCTTCATACAATGAATCAATACAATCGTAAACGTATTGTACAAACTAAAATCAAATATGATCCTATATCAATTGCATTTCACGATGATAACAAAGATTTGATAAGAAAACTTTGGCACACTTATTATACATATTATTATAAAGACGCCGCAACACCTGATATGAGTCCGGGTATTACTAGTGGCAGAGACATATATGATCCGGTTACAACAACCGGGCACGATTGGGGCTATATAGGTGAAGGTACATCGCCGGCAACGGGAAATAATATTGGTTCGTCTAAGCCATCGTTCTTTAGAACCATCAATGTATATGGCTTTAACCAACACAACTTTTCATTGTATACATATGTAAACCCTATCATCGAAAATTTTAGTCACGATACTTATAATTATGCTGAAAACGGTACTATGGAAAACACTATGAGTATTCAGTATGAAACTGTTAAGTATTATTCAGGTGCTATTAACGGCAGAAGTCCGGGAGAAATCGTTAAACAATTTGGCGATGTTGCTCACTACGATAGAACATTAAGTCCTATTGCTATGCCAGGAACAAACGCTTCTATATTAGGACCAAATGGATTATTAGATACTGCATCGGGCATCATTGATGACCTAACACCGGATGAAAATGGTAACATTAATATTCTAGGTGCTATAAGGTCCGGTGGCAGTTTATTAAATACCTTTAAGAACCCCAAAAGTTTATTAAACGCTGCCAAATCAGATGCACTTGGATTAGCCGCAGATACTATTAGAGGAACACCTAATAGAAATACGTTGTTTAATTTTCCGGCAGCATCTTCCTCAGTTGTTACGCAAACTAATAATGCATTAGGAACACTGTTCAGGGGTGTTGCAACAAAGCCTCAAGTACCACCTGGCCCTTAATAAATACAGTAGAGGTATTTATATGGCACGAATAATCGACGGACCCCAAACACAATTAGACAACACGGTAAGAGTTTTTGATAGTTTTTACAACTACGAAGATTCTATTAGTGCGGATATATATGATATCGTTAATTCGTATTTTAAATCAGTTTGTGCTACTACTAACACAGCAAACAACTTTACAACAATGCTGTTTAGAATTGTCAGCATTACCGGTCAAGATGCAATGACTCTATTAGCTAACATTCAAGGAAATACTAAACTTGAAACTACAGCACTAATGGCATACTATTTAAACAGTTTAAAAAGTAAAACGACACTATACGGAGTTAGTGTGGTGCCAGCACCTAATGAAACCGTACAACGAAATATAGTTACATAATGGCTAAGTTTGCTCAGGGTATATATGAGGTGCGTCATCCTGAAAAGTACATGGGCAATCACAAACCTCGTTATCGCAGTGGATGGGAATTCACATTTATGAGCTTTTGTGACAATAACAAAAGTGTACTCAAATGGGCTAGTGAATCAATTGCTATCCCGTATATGAATCCTATCACCGGCAAACGTTCAAATTATATCCCTGATTTTTTCATCGTGTACGAAAATAAATTCGGCAAGCAAGTTGCTGAAATGGTTGAAATCAAACCAAAAAAACAAAGTCTAATTGAAAGCCGTGTTGCCAGTGCTAGAGATCGTGCAGTAGTAGCAGTAAATCACGCTAAATGGGCGGCGGCAAGAGCCTATTGTATACAGAATCGTTTTACATTTCGTGTCATCACCGAAGATGACCTTTTTCATAGCGGCAGACGTAAGTAATAAATACTACTATAATAGGATTATAGTATGACTAAAAAATTGTCTGAGTTATTTGAACTCCCAGCCGACGATACAGATGCAAACGAACATATGCTTGAAAAGGTAGAAGTGGATATTGTCACCCAAGAAGCATACGACACACTAACAAAGATTGAAAATGCATTACCTCAGGTTCGTGGCTTAGAAGCAAGTGATACTGAGATGGACACTTTAGCACAATTAGCCACTGACAGCTACAAAGACTTGATGGATTTGGGTATGCAAGTTGATAGTCGTTTTGCTAGTGAAATATTCAATAGTGCAAGTAGTATGCTAGGTCATGCCATTACAGCTAAGACAGCTAAGATTAATAAAAAGTTAAAAATGCTAGATTTACAGCTTAAAAAAGCTGGATTAGATCAAAAGATTGCAGGCAAAACTGAAGAAATTGAAAACACTCCATTAGGAGAGGGTAGTTTAGTTGACAGAAATGAGTTACTCAAACAGATATTGGCTAGCAAAAAAACGTGATATTGATAAATATATTATAGGAATAATACAATGAAAAGCCTTCGACATTACTTAACTGAAAGTGTACATACATATCGCTATACGATTAAAATCGTAGGTGAACTTGACAAAAACTTTCTAGACATGTTCTCGTACAACTTGAACAAATTTGATCCTGTTAAAATTGAAGACCCTAAGACCACTCCAATACAAAAGAACCCATATGGTTTCCCTAGTGCAGAAGAAAATCAAAGTGTCACAATCATTAAAGCTGAATTTAAATATCCAGCAACAGAACCAATGATTCAGCAGATTGCTCAACAACTTGGATGCAATATTAATAAAGTTAGAGTAATGACTACTGACTACAATGACAGTATCAATAGTGAAAATGATAATTATGCTAATCAAGCTGATACAGTCTTAACTCAAGAAATTTTACCGGACAATGGTAAAGAAGCAAGCAAAGATTACGCAAATCAATATTTAGACAAAGTTCTTACTAAGAAGCCAAGCATTGATATTCCATATGATGCAAAGAAAACCCCAACAGCCCCCAATAATAGCAAGGAAGGAATTAATACTAAGAGCCCGATGAGTAGTATTAAGATGCCTGCTAGACCTCAAACCGGAGCCAGAAAATGATTGACTTTAACGCTAGCCAATTAACATGGATTGTAATAGGTGCTTGCAGTATGGGCGGCACAGGATATCTTACGATGGATGGTAAGATGAAAGATTTGGATACGAAAATTGAAATTAATACTGTAAAAATGGACAGTGTAAAAACAGACGTAACAGAATTACGAAAACAACTAACACGTATCGAAGACAAACTAGACACTAAACAAGGATCAAAATAATGGATTTTAGAACACTACTCCAATCAATGTATACCATTGCCGAGGCTACAGACAGAAGCGAGCCCGGTAAAGTAAAGCATACTGCTGACCCAGGTGGTTATGGTCGTAAAGACGATGAAGACGAAGAAGGCAATAAAGTCAAAGATACTTCTACTGAAAAAAGAGGCAAAGGTCGTCCAAAGAAAGCTACTGCTACTAGTGGTGAAGATAAAAAATATGACTTCAGCGCATTTGGTGTTAAGTCTGGTAAAGATGTTAAACTTCCAAAGTATGACAAGAAGAAAACTACCAAGCATTCTATTAAAGAATATATTGACCAATTAGAGTCAGCAATAAACGAAGCTGAAGGCGCCATGGATGAAGCGAATATTGACCCTGAACATGCAGAGTATTTAAAAAGACAAGCCGATATCTCAAGAAGCACAGGGTTAGCAGTCGGTGATCGTGTTACCCTTAAAGATAGACCGGGTTTTGAAGGCGAAATAGTACACGATTGGGGTGGCGGAAATTTTACTATTTCGGGCAGCGGCGGCGGCATGTCACAGAGTAAAAATCATAGAGCAAACGCAAGGCTCATACAAAAGATTCAAGGTGTTGCGGAAGAAGGTGTTACTATTAAACCAATGCCAGGTGCAAGTCAAATCATTGGTGCTGATGGTGAAACAATGGGAACTGCCGATGCGGCAACTGCTAATACAATTAAACAAGCATCTGAAAAAGGTACTTTGAATTTAGGCGGTGGTGATGAGCAGATGAATGAGAAATCAAATGCACCTGCATCTGACAAGGGTAAATATGCTGGTAAGAGCAAGAGTGAACTAATCAAGGCTTATAATCATTTAAAGTCTACTGGACCACATGAAGCAGGTTCTAAGCCACACGGTAACATGAAAGAATTAGCAACAGCTATTCGTTCTAAGGGTCAATTTGGTAAGTCACAAGACGGTAAGTTAGACGAATTAGATGCTAGTACGGTTGCTAGCTATCAAGATAAAGCATTTGACAAATATATGGGCGGTGATGAGAAACGTGCTCAAGGTTTAGATCGTGCATCCAAAAAACAAGCTGGTGCATTTGGTCACGTACCTACTACAAAACCACAAAATGTAGAAGAAGAAACTGTTGAAGAATCTGGATTACAAGCATGGTTGGGTAAGAGAAAATACGGACCGGGTTTTAAAGAATTACAAGACGCTGGTCGTAAAGGTGCTAGTGAAAAGACAATGCAAAACATCCGTGCTAAACACAGTAGTAAAGAAGAACCAGTGAAGGAAGAAAAAGATTTACCAGGTGCACAAGATAAATTAGATGTTGCAAAACCAAAAGGTAAATTAGATGCAAAAGATTTTGCCGCATTACGTGCTAAAAAATCAGTTAAAGAAAGTTTAAGTTTTACTGAAATGATGCAAGAAGCTGGCACAGATGTTAATGACATGATGGCAGAATTGCAACAAGATATTGATAATTTCAATAAGACTGGTCATTGCAGTGACAAACTAGAAGCGTTCTTAAAGATTCATGGTCATAGTAAGAAAAAGCTAGCCGGTGAAAGTATCGTTGATCGTGTAGGATTCGACACTCCTCCAGAAATCGATAAGAATCCAATGACTCAAAATCCAGTCACAACTCCTGCTTTTGCTAGAAAGCAACAAAGTCAAGGTATGCCAATCAAATCTCCGGGTGAAGACAAGCCTTTTGGATTCATGAGGCAAATGAGCGCACCTACAAAAACATTTGAAAGTAAAGATATGAAAGACGTACAACTAGAAAGCTGGGAAAAAGAACTTACTTCATTATTGAATGAAGGTATTACTGTAACAAGTAGTCAAGGTCAACAAGGTACACCGGACAGTGTCAGCATTAACGCTACTGATTCAGACGCACAAGAACTTTTGTCTATTGTTAGACAAGCTGGTTTGGGTGTATTTGGTGGTGGTGACGAACAAGAACACAGTGGATATGGTGCTCCGATGAGTGGTGACGAAGGTGGTAGTGGTACAGAGCCGCAAATGTCTCCTTCAGTAGTCGGTGACGGTGATGACATGATGGCATTGATTAAGAAAATGTCAGGTATTCAATCTGATCCAGGTCCTTCGGCAGGTGGTGAAGAACACGATCATGGACAAGACGGTCCAGAAGGTACACTAACTCCTGACTACGAAGAAGAAAACGGTAAAGAAGAAACTGATGAAGGCAACGAATTTAGTGGAAACCGTGCCGATGCCATAAAGAACAATCAAGACAATTTTGAAGTTGATGGTAAACAATACCCAGTCAAAGAAGAAGGAGAAGAAACTGTTAACGGTAATGGTAAATATCAAAAAGCCGAAGGTGGTTCATGCAACGAATGTGGTATGTTTGAAGCACGTTGCGTATGTAGTTCTGATAAAGAACAAGTAGAAGAATATGCAAATGATGCTGGCAACGAAGAATTTGCTCAGTTAAAGCATATGTTAGGTCAAGGTAACGATTTACATCGTGAAAAACGTAGTCAAGCTGTTGGTAATCCAACGCAGGTTACAACTGAAACTAGGTTATTCAAAGATACTAGTAATTTGCTAGTTGATTGGCAAAAATTAAGCGGAATAAAATAATAAAATCCGTACTTTTAATAGCTCGGTTCGCCGGGCTATTTTTTTGGGTATGTGTTTATCTGAAAACGATAAATACTACACAAGGTGTAATAGAACATGACACAACAAATAATTGATTTTGGGGCATTCCCAAACGACCCCGCCGCTGACGGTATTAGAGATGCCTTCGCCAAAGTACAGAACAACTTCACTGATTTATATTCAGCCACATTAAACACCGGTGTACAAACAATAACAGCAGGACCCGGTCTTGCGCAGAACAGAACTACAGGTAATGTTGTATTAAGAGCAAACATTTCTAATGTAACAATACAAACAACTTCGGGATTATTAGTTGGAGTGGGCGCGGCAACGGGAACATCAGCAACAATTAATAATTTTAATACACCGTTTGTAGTTGGATTAGCATCTGACATTACTATTGCTAATATCACTGCTACTTCTTTTATTACAGGTACATTAAGAACCGGAGCGCAACCTAATATTACCAGTGTTGGTACATTAGCTAATTTAAATGTTACAGGTGACGTTCGTGCCAATTCTTTTATAGGTAATATTGTAGGTAACATTTCTGGTACAGTTGTTGCACCGGGTGCAAATACTCAAGTCATTTTTAATAACCGCGGTAATCTTGGTGGTGCAACTAACTTAACATATACAGGTACAACGTTATCATTGACTGGTGCATTCAACGTAGTAGGAAATATTACAGCACGTAATCTTAACGGTGGCAATTTAGTCAGTGCAAATTATTTTCAGGGTACCTTTTTGGGCCCTGCTTCTAATTCAGCAACTGTATCTGCAAATGCTCAACCCAACATTACATCACTCGGTACACTAACTGCGCTACAAGTTTCAGGTACACTACAGGCTCCTAGTATTGCCGGCAACGTTACTGGTAATCTAGTTGGTACAGTCACTGGTAATTTAGTTGGTACTGCCGCAAACTCAGTAACAGTTACTGCATCTGCACAACCTAATATTACTAGCCTAGGTACTCTGACAATTCTAAATGTACAAGGAAATGCCGACATTGGCAACGTAAATGCACTTACTATCACTGGAGCAATTGTTTCTAGTAGCCAACCTAACATTAGACAAGTTGGTTTGTTAGATGGTCTAGCAGTTTCAGGTAATATGATTGGTGGCAACATCTCATTAACAGGAGATATTACTGCTGCCAATATGAGAGTAGGTATATTTACTGCTGACTCATTAGCTGGTAATTTAACAGGTAACGTTTTTGGTAACATGTCTGGTAACATGTCTGGCAACATGACAGGCAATGTGTCTGGAAACATGACAGGCAATGTGTCTGGAAACATATCAGGTAATATATCAGGTAATATTGCATTGCCCGGTGCAGACACTTATGTTGTATTCCGTGATGGTGGAAATGCAAATACGCACTCAGGTTTAGCATATAATAGGTCATCTAGTTTATTATCTATTACCGGTAACGTATCAAGCGGCAACTTAACATCCACCGGTATTATGGTTGCAACTGGTAATATTCAAGGTGCTAATTTAACTACCGGTGGTGTAGTGTCGGCTACTGGAAATGTTTCTGGTGGAAATCTTACAACCAATGGATTACTAAGTGTTCAAGGTAATGCTAGTATCGGAAACATTACAGCAGTTAACTCTATCACTGGAAATGTAGTTTCTATATCAGGAAATGTTTCGGGAGCTAATTTAGTTGCCAGTGGAATATTAAGTGTAGCAGGTACTGCAAATGTTGGTAATCTAACTACTGGCGGTGATATTACTAGTAACGGTAATATCACAGGTAATTCAATTACGGTAAACACACTTACAACTCTATCACTCGTATCAACTGGAAATATTTCTGGTTCAAATATTACAACCGGCGGCATATTAAGTGTAAGCGGTAATGCATTAACGGGCAATTTAAGCACCGGTATCATTGTTGCTACCGGTAACATTAATGGCGGTGCTAGTACAAACATTACTATTGGTGGAAACTTTATAACAACCAGTGGTATTCAAGGTGGATTCTTATCTACTACTGGCAACGCAAACATTACTGGTATTGCAAACGTAGGCAATCTAGTTACATCAGGTACTATTACTGCTAGTGGCAATATCAATGCAAATGCAGCCACTATCAATGCTGCCAATGTAGTAATATCAAATACACTAACTAGTGGCAATCTAGCTACTACCGGTACATTGTCTGTAACCGGCAATGCCACTGCAGGCAATCTCTCTGCAACTACAGTAGCAGGCACTACTATCAGTGCTTCTGGTAATGTATCTGGTGCTAATTTAGTAGCAAGCGGGATACTAAGTGTAACTGGCAATGCTTCTGTTGGTAATATCGGCACACTTCATGTAAATGCAACAGGTAACTTGTACGCTAATGCAGGTATATTATTTGCTAATGTTGCTAACGCCAACTCGATTAATACTGGACAATTGGCAGCGGGCAATTTATATGCTAATGCTGGATTGATGCAAGCGGCAAATGCTACATTTACTACTACACTAAATGCCGCAAATTTTATTGCTAACGGCAGTGCTAACTTTACTGGCACATTAGTAAGGATGACTGGTAATGCTAACATTACAGGTAACATCGACAGCGTAAAAAATATTAGTGCTAGTGGTAATGTCAATGCTAATAACATGACTATTGATAATGAATTTGCAGCCGGTAACTTATCTACTGCAAATACAATGACTGCTGGTACAGCTAATGTGGGTCAATTAACTTTACCAACTGTTACCTTGACTGGTACAGGAAATATAGCTTCTATTGCATATAGTAGCACAACAGTTCGTGTGACAACTATTGCACCCCATGGTATGAGTGTTACAGGCGCTGGCATAACTGTTACTAATACTACTGCTTCAAGTAATGCACCTAATGGATCATATGTAGTTACAAATATTGTCGATGCCTTTAGATTCGAGTATCTTGTTGCAATAACACCCATAAATACACCATCGGGAACGATTGGTGTTGGAGCATCAACTTCTATTGTTATTAGACCCGTATTAACTAGTACTGGTTCTGGATCATTTGGTGGAGCACTAAGTGTAACAGGTAACGCTAATACAGGTAATATTGGAACAACACATATTGTTGCTTCAGGAAATATTAACGCTAATAGTGGTACATTGTTTGCTAACGTTGCTAACGCTAATACTATTAACACAGTTAATTTAGCTTCAACTAATTTATATGCCAATGCTGGCTTAATGCAAGCATTGAATTCTAGCATCACTGGTAACTTGAACACAGCAAATCTTATAGCTAATGGTAATGCTTCATTTACCGGTACAGTAGTTAGCATGGGTAACGCAAACATTAGTGGTAGTATTAATTCTGTTACGCATATTACTGCCGGCGGAAATATTGTTACTAGTACAGGATTAATTTCATCACTAAACAGTAATGTTACTGGTTTATTGAATGCTGCCAATGCTAACATTGGTAGTAATCTAGTTGTAGCTGGTAATTCTACTCATGGTAATCTTGAGACTTTAGGAATATTAAATGTCCGAGGTAATGCTAATGTAGGTAATATTGGTATGGCAACTATTGTAGCTACTGGTAATGCCAACATAGCCGGTGCAATGAGAGTCAACGGATTAGCTAATATTGGTAACTTAGCGTTCCCATCTGCATCAACAATTGTAATCTCTAGTATGACATATTCGTCTACTACAATAACTGTAACTACAGGTGTTAATCATGGATTGGCAATTGGGAATGAAGTTGTAATTGCATTGACAACTGCAGGGGCAAACGCACCTAACGGTGTATTCTTAATTGCCTCAATACTCTCACCTAATAGTTTTACATACGTTGTTCCCACTGCACCAAGCGGCACACTTGTTTTTTCAAGTGCTACATTAACAGTACGCCCATTAATAACTAGTGCGGGTTCTGGATTGTTTGATGGTAGATTGAAGGTAGGCGGTAATGCTGAAATCTTTGGTAGCTTAAGTAGAGTCACTGATGTATTCGCTACAGGTAATCTAAGTGCAAACGGAACGTTAAATGTTTCTAGCATTACGGCTAACACATTGTTCACATTCACTGGTAGTACTGCTAACGTGGCAGGAGTTACATTAACCAGTGGTGCTATAACGGCGGCAGGTGCGGCTACGTTCGGTGGTGGTAATGCAACATTACATGCCAATGGTCAAGCTGACTTTAGTGGTAATATAAGAGGACCCCTTTTATCCATTACTGGTAACGTTTCTAGCGGTAACTTAACATCAGCAGGTGTTATGTTTGCTACTGGTAATGTAACAGGTGGTAACTTAGTAACAAATGGTTTGTTAACTGTGGCAGGTAATGCATCAGTAGGTAATATTACAGCAACGACACTATCCGGTCAAGTAGTTAGTGTATCGGGTAATGTATCAGGTGCAAACTTAGTAGCAAGTGGAATACTAAGTGTAGTTGGTAATGCAAGCGTAGGTAATATTTCAGCCGGCACAGGTGTATTCTCAGTAGCAAACATCACTACATTGAATGCTACTACTATTAACGGAAACGTTGGTGGTAATGGTTCAACATTGACTAATATCAACGGAGCTAACATAACAGGCACTGTTGCTAATGCTAATTTTTCTGCCAATTCAAACTTTGCGACTAGTGCAAACGCAGCCGCATATGCTACCATAGCATTTGCTGTAGCAGGCGGCAATGTCTCTGGAAACGTCAATGCGGCATTAGTTGCATATTCTGTAGCAGGTGGAAACATTGTAGGTAATGTTGGTGCGGCTTTAGAAGCGTATAGAGTAAGTGGTGGTAATGTTACTGGTACAGTGTCTTCTGCAACGAATGCTGTTACAGTAACTGGAGCCTCACAAACTAATATCACTAGTGTTGGAACATTATCTAGCTTAAATGTAAATGGAGCATTCGTTGGCGGTGCTATCACCGGATCAACTATTAATGGAACAAACATCACTGCTTCTGGGTTTATCATTCAAAGTATTGGTACTGGTATTGCGGCAACCGGAACTACTCAGGCTGGTGCAGTAATTTTAACAAAATCAGTAAACATAATAACCGGTGCATCTGCTGGAGCCAACGATGGTATAAAATTACCAGCAACGGTTGCTGGTACCACTTGTATTATTATCAATACTACAGGTGTTACTGTCAAAGTCTACCCTAATGACGGTGGAACTGTTGACAGTCTCTCACAAAATGCATCGTTTAATTTAGGAGCTGGGGCTAAATTAACATTTGTGTCTGGTTCAACTACACAGTGGTATTCACTAACAGCAGTATATGGATAAAAAGGAAATAAAATGATTACTATAGAAATTTTACAGGCGTTATGCCCAAAGACAAAACGTTCGGTATTAGAATTATATGCCGGCCCCCTACACGAAGTAGCAGAGTATTACGACATGTATGATAACATGCATCGTGCTGCCGGCTTCTTAGCTCAAATAGCACACGAAAGTGGTGGCTTTAACTTTGTTAAAGAGAACTTGAACTACAGTGCTAAAGGATTGATGGGTACTTTTAAAAAGTATTTCCCAACAGAAGATTTAGCAAAACAATATGAACGTAAGCCTGAACAGATTGCCAATCGTGTTTATGCTAATCGTATGGCAAATGGTGATGAAGCATCAGGTGATGGTTATCGTTTCTGTGGTCGTGGATTGATACAATTGACCGGTCGTGCTAACTATACTAAATTTGCCGCTGACTTAGGAATTTCAATTGAAGAAACTGTTGCATATTTAGAGACACCAGCTGGAGCCGTCTCTAGTGCAGGGTGGTTTTGGGATAATAACAATTTAAATAGCATCTGCGATAAAGATGATTTTGTTTTGTTAA